CTGGGGATGGCGAAGCTGACGCGGCTCTTGGAGGTGACATTGCAGGTGCAGGAGCGTCACCTGCCGGTATTCACAGTGGATGACAGCGAGCCGTCCTTCTCGGCTACGGTGGAGGGCGCCGGCGATCCTGTCGCGCGGATCACGGTGGTGCAGAACAGCGAGGCAGACGCATACCTACAGCGGCTGCGGAGCCGGGCGCAGCAGTGGTGTCGCATTGTGGCGAACGGCCCGGAGATCGAGCCGGGGTTCAACCACCGCCTGGAGATCACCTTCCCCTGCAAGTTCACATCGGCCGGCCGGGGCGACACGGAGGGGGCCTACACCGGCAACTACGACCTACAGGTGATCTACGACGAGTTGGCCGGCTACGGGCTGAAGGTTGTGGTGGACACGGATCTGGCGTCGTTGTAGGAGGAGCGCATGGACATTCAGGCACTGAAGAGCCGTACGCGACAGGTGACCGTGGAGTATGAGGGGGAGCGGCTGAACGTGGAATACCGGCCGGGGGCCCTGACGGGGGCACTGGTGGACCGGGTGACGACCGCAGCAGGCGAGCAGGGCCAGAGCGCGGTGATTGCCGAGGCGCTGTCGGAGGTGGTGGCGGGCTGGGATGCGACATGCGGCGGTGAGCCGTTCCCGCCATCGACGGAGAACCTGATGGCGCTGCCGCTGCGCCTGCTATCCGATGTGTTCCGGGCAATAGTGCAAGATGCGGCCCCCCCTCCTCCGAGTGCCGGGAACTCCGGCAGTTTCTGATCACCCGGGGTCTCTCGGGGCAATGCCCCTGGTGGTATCGCGTGATTCGGGCGGCGCGCATCCTGGGCGTGCCGCCCTGGCAGCTTCAGGAGCAGCCGATTTGGTGGCAGTGGGCGGCGCTGGAGGCCGAGGAAGCCGAGGCCGCGGCGCGGGAAGAGTGGTCGCGTCAGGTGTCGCGACAGAGGTAATACCGGATGGATGTAGCACGGCTGATCGTGCGCGTTGGCGCGAACATCACGGAGCTGGAGCGCGGGCTGAGTGAGGCCAGCCGGCGGGTGAGGGAGTTCGCCGGACAGCGCGTGGAAGATGGCGACCTGGGGCGCTCGCTGCAGCGGCTTGGTCAGGGGGCGCGCGAGGCCGGGCAGCGGCTGGCGCTGGGCGTGACGGCGCCGCTGATGGGCCTGGGGGCGGCGGCGGTGAAAATTGCCGCAGACTTCGAGCAAACGATGGATATCCTGCAGGCCACGAGCGGCGCTACCGCCGAGCAGATGGGGAAGTTGGACCAGTTGGCGCGGGAGCTGGGCTCGGACCTGACGCTGCCGGGCACGAGCGCCAAAGACGCCGCCGAGGCGATGCTGGAGCTCAGTAAGGGCGGCCTGACGCTGGCGGATACGATGGCTGCGGCCAAGGGCGTGCTGCAGATGAGCGCGGCAGCGCAGGTGAGCAATGCCCGTGCAGCAGAGATCACGGTGAACGCGCTGTCGGCATTCCGGTTGGCGGGCAGCGATGCGACGCGCGTGGCGGACCTACTGGCGGCGGCGGCAAACAGTAGCAGCGCGGAGATTGAGCACATCGCCGACGGGCTGCAGATGAGCGCGTCGGTGTTCGCGATGGCCGGGGTGCCAATTGAGGACCTCGCCACGGCGCTGTCGCTGATGGCGAACGCGGGTATCAAAGGCTCGGACGCGGGCACGTCGCTCAAGCAGATGTTGCTGTCGTTGCAGGCGCCCACGGATAAGGCCGCCAAGCTCATGGATGCGATTGGAGTCAGCATCTACGACGCGCAGGGGAAGATGCTGCCGTTCCGGTCGATCATCGAGCAGTTCAGCCGGGTTTTGAGCGGGATGAGCCAAGAGCAGCAGGCGGCGGCGCTCTCTGCGATCTTCGGCTCGGACGCGATCCGCGCGGCGAACGTGGTGCTGGCGGAGGGCACGGCGGCCTGGGATAAGCAGATGGCGGCGGTGACCGAGGCGGGCGTGGCGGCGGAGCTGGCGGGAGCGCAGAACAAGGGGCTGAAGGGTGCGTTGGATGCGCTGCAGAGCAGCCTGGAGACAGTGGCGCTCTCGCTGACGCCCTATCTGGATCGGTTGAGCGAGTGGGTGCGATCGCTGGCGGAGGTGACGGAGAAGCTCTCCGAGCTATCGCCGGCGACGCGCGACGCGCTGTTGGCGCTGGGTCTGGTGGCAGCAGCGGCCGGGCCCGTGCTGATGGCATTCGGTGGCCTGACGCAGGGGATAGGCGGGTTGATCGCTGCCTGGCCGGCGGTGGCGGCGGGCGCGAAAATGGTGGCCACGGTGCTGACGGGGCCGCTGGGGCTGGCGATTGCGGCGGCTGTGGCGGCGGTGATCGGGCTGGCGGTGGCCTGGAAGCAGAACTGGGGCGGGATCCGCGACGTGGTAGGTGCGACGGTGGAGTGGATGCGGTCGCACCTGCAGCAGACGTGGAGGCAGATTGAGGGGCCGGCGCGGCAGTTGTGGTTCAATCTGAAGGTGATTGTGGCTGCAGGCGCCGACATCCTGCGGCGGTTGTTCCGAGGGTGTGGTGATGACCTGGCGCTCATCCTGCGCGGTGCGTTCCACATCATCCAGGGCGTTGTGAAGGTGGCGGTAGGGGTCGTCACCGGGATCATCAATACGGCGATGGCGCTGTTGACGGGGGATTGGAAGGGAGCGTGGGAGAGCGTCAAGCGCGCGGTGAAGCTGGCGTGGGATGGGATTGTGGACGTGGTGACCGGGGCGATCCAGGTGGTGATTGGGATCATCCGTGGATTTGGTCGCACGCTGTACAACCTGGGGCGCGAGGCGTGGCATGGATTCCTGTCCGGGTTCCGGCAGGGGGCCCCGGAGTCGGAGAAGGCCGGGCGTTCCCTGGGGCAGGCGGCGGAGCGCGGGGCGAAGGCGGCGCTGGAGGCGCACAGTCCGAGCCGGGTGATGCAGCGGTTGTGGAAGGACGTGGGCGCGGGCCTAAAGGCCGGCATGGAGCGGTTGGGGAAGGCCGCGGGCGCGGGCCTAAAGGCCGGCATGGACGAGAGCGGTGCGCTGGCGAGTGCGGCGGGGCGGAGTCTGGCGGCACGGGCAGTGGAGGCGACGAAGGGGCGCCTGAAGGAGGGCGCCTCCGAGATCAAGCGGGAGGCGAAGGCGCTGGCGGAGGAGCTGGCCAAGGAGATGGCGGCGATCCGGCTGCTGCGGGCCGGCAAGCCGCCGGAGGTGGCACGGGCGCGGGAGCAGTATCCGCGTCAGCCGATGGCGCGCGTAGGGGAGTTGGTGGGCGCCCAATCCACGCGAGAGCGGTATGAGGAGTTGTTCCAGGAGATACGGCAGGCGAAGCGCGAGTTGGCCGACCTGGAGCGGCAACTGGCGGGGGTGAGCAAGCAGGATGCGATCCGGAAAGTCTTTGCCGGGTTGTCGCCGGAGCTCGTAGAGCGGCTGGCCCGGCTGACGGGGCAGACGGAGGCGGCGCGGGCGCGGCTGGCTGCCCTAGCGGAGGAGCAGCAGCGGGCGCGGCAGGTGGCGGATGCGTACGCCGGTTCGATCGGCGATCTGTCGGATCGCATCAACGAGCATCTGATGGCGCTCGGGAAGCTGTCGGAAATGGAGGCGCTGACAGCGCGGCTGGCGCGCCAGGGCTGGACGCGCGAGCAGATCCAGGATTATGCCAATCTGCAGCGCATCGAGGAGACCGTTCGGCTGGCGGCTGAGGCCCGCGCTGATGCGGAGCGGAAGGCGCAGGAGGCGGCACGGCAGGCGGCGCAGGAGGCCGCCGACCGCATGCGCCGGTATGCCGATGCACTGGCACAGGTGCGGGCGGAAATCGCCGAGCTGCAGGGCGACCCGATGCCACAGCTGCGGCTGGAGATCCCGGGCGTTGATGATGCGCGGCTGCGCATCATCTTGGCCCTGCGGCAGGAGCGGGCGCGGCTGGAGGAGCAGATTGCGGCGCGGGCGCGGGCTGAGACCGAGGCGCGGCGGGAGGAAGAGAAGAGCGCGAACATCACCCGGCGGCTGAAGGAGGAGCTGGCGGACGCGGAGGCTGCCTACCGGCGGGTGCGGGACGGCGCGGATCCGTATCTGGAGGTGCTCGCCCGGCTGAACTTGGCCACGCGTGACCTGACGGAGGAGCAGCGCGGGCTGGCCCAGCAGATCGCGGATACAATCGTGCAGGCGGATGCGGTGCAGCGGGCCCGGCGGGCGTGGAGCGAGTTTGCCGGGCGGCTGGCGGACACGTTCCGCTCGGCGCTCAGCGATATGGCGCGCGGCAGCAAATCATTCTTCGCCGCGCTGCGCGACGGGCTGCTAGGCACGCTGCAGCAGATGGCGATCGATATCCTGGCATCGCAGTTCTACCGGCTGCTGATGCGGGGGCTGGGCGGGCTGTTCGGCAGGGGCGGTGGGCTGGGCGAGATTCTGGCCGGGGCATTCGGCGGGGCGCGCGCCCTGGGTGGCCCGGTGGAACCCGGGCGGGCCTACCTGGTGGGCGAACGCGGCCCGGAACTGTTTGTGCCGCGGTCCGCCGGGGCAATCGCGCCGGCCGGCGTGACGGTGCAGATGACGGTGGTGACGCAGGACGCGGAGAGCTTTAGGCGCAGCCAGGGTCAGATCATGACCGACATCTGGCGGCAGGCGCGCCTGGCGGCCGCGCGGACGGGGTAGCAGGCGATGGCATTTGACGAGGTGCAATTTCCGGCGGGCATCAGCCGGGGGGCGACGGGCGGGCCGACGTTCAGCACGGTGGTGATCACGACGGCGAGCGGTGCGGAGCAGCGGATCGCGTTGTGGGAGCGCGGGCGTGCGGTGTGGGATGTGAGCCACGCGCTGCGCACGCCGGCGCAGGCGCACGAGCTGCTGAGCTTCTTCTTGGCGCGCCAGGGGCGGCTGCGGGGGTTCCGATTCAAAGATTGGTCTGACTACAGCACCGATCAGCCGGTGCCGGGCGTGATGTTCGCCACGGCGCCGATCACCAGCACCACATTCCAGCTGCAGCGCACCTATAGCTCCGGCGGGCAAACCTACACGCGGAAGGTCATCAAGCCGGTGGCGGGCACCGTGCGGCTGTACAACACGCTGGGGCAGGAGGTGACGAGCGGATGGACGCTGGACGCGACGACGGGAGTGGTGACGTTCGCGGTGGCACCTGGGTATGTGCCGCAGTGGCGCGGGGAGTATGACGTGCCGGCCCGGTTCGATACCGACCAGATGCAGATGACGCTGGACGACGCAGAGATTCGCAGTTGGGAGCGGATCCAGATCGTGGAGGTGCTGGTGTGAGCATCACCACCACGGGAGCGTTCGGGTTCTGGCACGCGGGGCTGGAGATTGAGATCGACTGCCCGCTGGAGGCGATCTGATGCTGCGGCAGACTGGGATAGACCTGAGCCAGGAGACGCTGACGCTGGCGGTGTGCGTGCGCATCGAGCGGCAGGATGGCGAGGTGTTCTGCCTGACGACGCACGATACCCCGATAGCGGTGGGTGGCGAGACGTATGAGCCGATGAGCGGCGTGGATGCCACGGCGGTGCGCCAAGAGGCGGGCGCGGGGGTAGACAACCTGGATGTGGGGGGGCTGGTTAGCAGTGACCGGATCACGGAGGCCGACTTGCTGGCGGGTCGGTTTGACGGGGCGCAGGTCCGCTTGTTCGTGGTGGACTGGCGGCAACCAAACCTGGCGCCCCTGCGGTTGCTGTCCGGCTACCTGGGCAACATCACGGTGCAGGCCGGGCGATACGTCGCCGAAATCCGCAGCCTCGCCCAACGGCTCGGGCAGCAGGTTGGCGTTCTGGTGTCGCCCACCTGCCGGGCGCGCGCCCTGGGGGATGCCGAATGCGGGGTGAACCTGGCGGCGTATCGGGCGACGCGCGTGGTCGTCTCTGTGAAGAACCGGTCGGACATCACCTTTGGGGGAGACTGGAACCCTTCTGGGTGGTACAGCTATGGTCGCATTCAGATGATGAGCGGGGCCAATTCTGGGATCGCGCGGGAGGTGCGCGCGCACACCCAAAGCAGCGGGCAGGCGCGGCTGCAGCTTCAGGAGGCGCTGCCGTTCGACGTGGCGGTTGGGGATACGGCGGTGCTGGAGGCGGGTTGTGACCGCCGGCTGGAGACATGCCGCGACAAGTTTGGTAACACGGTGAACTTCCGCGGCGAGCCGCACGTGCCGGGCACGGAGACGCTGCTGCAACGGGGGCGCAAGTGAGAGAGTTCGTGGAGGCGGCACGCGCGTTGGTGGGCACACCCTACCGGCACGCGGGCCGGAACAAGCACGGCGTGGATTGCGTCGGGGTGATCATACTGGCGGCGCGGCAGGCGGGCCTGCTCCCCGCCAGCTGGGATGTGCTGCCCTACTCGACAATCATCGATGTGGATATGATCCTGGCCGGGCTGCGGGAGTGGTGCGAGCCGGTGGAGCGCACGGAGGCGGGTGACATCTTGCTGATGCGGATCTTGCGCCGCAACCAGCACCTGGCTGTGGCAACTGGGGAGGGCAGCATCATACACTGTTACACGGCGGCAGGGCGGGTGGTAGAGCACCCGCTGACCGAACACTGGCGTCAGGCGATTGTTGGCATCTGGCGCTTCCGCCAGCGCCGGGCCGGCGGCGGAGGGGCGGCATGGCGACGATAGCAATCCCCGCGCTGGGCGCCTTGGGGGCGGCGCTGACCCCCTGGGTGCCCAGCGTAGGTTGGGCCATTGGTACCGTGGTTGGGGGCGCCCTGTTCCCACAGCAGCGGGAGCCAAGCGGCAAGCTGGAGGATCTGCACGTTACGGGGTCTGGCTACGGGGCCATGATCCCAATGGTTTGGGGGCGCGCGCGCTTGGGCGGAAATATCATCTGGGCAACTGACCTGAATGACCGCATTGAGGGTGGAAAGAACAACCGTTATCACGCATACTATGCAAACATTGCGGTGGCGATCTGCCGCGGTCCGGTGCAGGTGCGCCGCATCTGGGCCGAGGACCTGGTGATCTACGACGCCAGCCAATCGCCCGCGACCCGACACACGATCCGCATCTATCGGGGCACAGAGGACCAGCCGGCAGACCCACTGATCCAGTCGGTGGAGGGGGCGGCGAACACGCCGGCCTATCGGGGATTGTGCTACGTGGTGATCGAGGCGTTGCCGCTGAAGGATTGGGGCAACCGAATCCCGAGTCTGAGCTTCGAGGTGGACGCCGGGCCAGCGACAGTTGGCAAGGTGATCGGCGACGTGCTGGACCTGGTGGGGATTGGGGCCGGGGAGCGCGACCTGTCGGATGCGACATCGCTGGTGACCGGGTGCATCCTGGCGCAGCAGACGGCGGCGCGGGAGTTCCTGGCCGCCTTGCTGCGTGTCTACGCGGTGGACCTGGCGGAGATCGATGAGCGCATCGTGGCCCTGCCGCGGGGCGGGCCGGTGGCGCTCTCGATTGACGAGGGCGATCTGGGGGCGCGTGTGTGGCAGGGGCCCACACAGGATGTGCCGGCGCCCCTGGAAGTCACGCGATCCGCCGAACTGGAGATCCCGGCGCGGGTGGACGTGTGCTACATGGAGGCGGCACGTGAGTATCAGCAGGCGGAGCAGCGGGCGATCCGCTACACGAAGACAGGGGTGGCGGAGGCGCGGACGCTGAAGCTGCCGCTGGTGCTGACCGCGAGCGAGGCGAGGCGGGTGGCGGAGCGGCAGCTTTACACCGAGTGGCTGGAGCGGACACGCTACCGCTTCGCCCTGGGGCCGCGCTACTGGCGACTGGCACCTGGCAGCATCGTCTCGCTGCCGGTGGGGGGCGAGCGCCGCAGGGCGCGGATCACGGCGATGGAGATCGGTCTGTTCGCCGAGGCGCGGTTCGAGGCCGTCCTCGATGACGGCGCGGTGCTGGCGCAGGAAGCCGCGGGCTCGGAGGTGCCGACCCGGCCGGCGGCCCGCGACAGCATCGTTCCGACCGCGTTCGCCGTCTGGAGCGGGCGCGAGCTGCGCGACGAGGACGGCCTGGCGCCCGGGTTTTACGTGGCAGCAGGGGGCGGCGCCGGCTGGCGGGGTTGCACCTGCTACTATTCGCCAGACGGGGCAACGTGGATCCCCTGCGGCGAGATCCGCAAGCAGATCCCCTGGGGCACCGCCCTGGGCGCCCTGGCGACCTGGGGCGACCCGAACCAATGGGATCTGGCGAATACGGTAGCCGTACAGATGCAAGCCGGCGGGCTTGGCAGCATGAGCCAGGCAGAGGTGGACGCGGGGCTGAACGCGGCGGTCCTGGCAGGCGAGATCATCGGGTTTGCAACGGCAACGGCGGGCGGCGCCGGAGCATACACCCTGTCGGTGCTGCGGCGCGGGCGCCGGGGCACGCCGACGGACGGTCACCAGGCCGGCGACCTATTCGCGCTCGTGTCGCCAGAACCGCCCCTGCGGGTATCCGTTCCCGCGGGCCTGGTGGGCCAGGCGGTGCAGGTGAAGTGCCTCTCGCCCGGGCAGGTGCTGGAGGATGTGGCGGCGGTGACGGTGGTCATCGCACCGCCGAACGCGCCGTATGAAGCGGCGGGGGCAGCGGACGAGGCGACGAGGATAGCAAACGAGGCGGCGGGGGCAGCGGACGAGGCGACGAGGATAGCGAACGAGGCGGCGAGGGCAGCGAACGAGGCGGCGACAGACTCGCGTGTGCTGGTGATGGTGCTGACAAGTTAGGGGGTCAACGTGGCGGACACGCTGAAGGTTCTGGGCCAGGTGGCGCCGGCGGCGACGACGATGACGGATCTTTACACGGCGCCGTGTCAGGCGGTGGTGAGCTCGATCATCATCTGCAACCGGGGCGGTAGCGACACGACGTTCCGGTTGGCGGTCTCGCCGGGCGGGGCCAGCATAGAGGATAAGCACTACCTGTATTTCGATACGCGCATTCCGAGCAACGAGACGCTGGCGGCGCAAATCGGAGTGACGCTGAGCGCGGGCGATAAGTTGCGGGTGCGCGCGGTCAACAACATGCTCTCGTTTTCGGCGTTTGGGATCGAGGTGACCTGATGCCACAGCGAATGACGCGCGACCTGCGCGTGGGCCGCTATGAGGGTTCGTATTACGACCTGGGCGATTGTGCTGGGGATGTGACGGTGTTTTGGGAGCGGGCCGCGATCCAGCGGGTGAGGGCCACATCGAATCTGATCATCCACTTCCAAGACACGGTTGCCGGCAGACGGTTGGTGTTGGTGCTGGAGCAGGACGCGCAGGGAGGACGGACGGTGACGGCATGGCCGTGGTACGTGCGCTGGTCGGGTGGCGCGGCGCCGGAGCTCTCGACGGACCCGGGGTCGGTGGACCTGATCGAGTTCCTCTGCACGAGCGTTGTGAGGGTGTACGGACGCCTGTGGGGGCGCTGGGCCGAGCCGTAAGGCCGAGAGGATTGAAACAGATGGCAGTACGCACGTATTTCTCGACTGACCCGGACGCACCGTTCA